ATGTCGGCGTACGCGCGCACCCTCTCAGGGAAGAACGCAGATATGACCGCCATCTTCGTATCGGTCGTGGGCGTGCTGGGAACCGTCATGGGGGCCGCCCTCACCGCCTTCATCGCAGCTCGTACGGAACGGCGCAGAGAAAGATCACAGGACCGGGTACAGCTGAATGATCTGCGGGTCGAGCATCAGCGATGGCGTCGTGAACGACGACAAGCTGCCTATCTCTCATTCCTCGAAGGGCTGGGCAACGCTGACCGGGACAACCAAGCCTTCTTCCGTGAGTTGCGCGCCGGGCACGCTCCGGTCCCGCTCGAAGAGACGCGGATCGCCGCGATCAGGCTGAAGTTCAAGGATGCCGAGAGCGCGGGACTGGTGGTGGTGCTGGAGGGCCCCGAGGCCGTCGCGGAAGCAGCCCACAACCTCGTCGATCAGTTGTCTTCCCTCGTCCAAGACGTTCGGGAGTACGCGGAAGCAATCGCGGCTGACAGCCACCCCAACGGGGGCGACAACGTGCACGAAGCTGGCATGAGGTTCGTAGCCGAGCGGAAGGCGTTCCTCGGCTTGGCCAGGGATGCGCTTGATGAGGTGACCAAGCACATCCTGATCCTCCCCGAAACTCAGCTTCGAGATTGGGCGAGCTGACGCAGAAGCAGAGACGACTCGGTTCGGTGAGACCACGACTCGATTGCGCGAGACAGGACACCCGCCCCTGCGAGTGACACCGCTGCAAGGTGTCCCGTGCCACTGGATCTTGACCGTTTGGTCATCGGAGTTTGATCACCGCAGGTCAACGACTCAGCGCACCGAAGGTGCGCTGAGTCGCTGACCTGCACTTATGTGCAGTTCCTCGTAAACGTGTAGGTCAGAGCCTTGCGATCGTCATCCAGGCTGCTCGATTTGTGGGGACGGTGGGGTCAGGAAGGCTTGACCGACGAGACGGGGGTGACGGTCACCTTGTTGTCGCACTCGGCCCACCACCCGTCGTTCAGGGCGACCTGGTGCTTCCCGGAGTGCGGCAGCCCAATGACCATGGTCGGGAACGCCTTCGGGGTCTTGCCCGACTTGCAGTAGCCGTCGCCCTCCCCCTGGACCTGGACGAAGGTCAGCTTCACCCACGCCTTGCCGTGCGGCCGGACCGTGACGGTGGCCGCCTTGCCGGTGGTGGTGATCTTGAGCGGGGTGTTGTGGGTGGGGGAGCCGTTGCCGGCGCCCGCGACCGTCGTCGGGTGGCCCTTCAGGACGCACGTCTTCTTGGAGACGTTGGTGAACTGCACGACCGCCGCCCCGGTCCCGGTCCCGACGGGCGGGTGGGCGGCCTGCCAGGCACTGACCTGGAGAGCGGAGGCCCGGCAGGCGGGCGGCGGGGTGGAGGTGGTGGCGCTCGCCGCCATGGCGGTGCCGGGCAGGATGCCGGTCACCGCCGCCGCGACGGCCGTGACCGCCGTCGTCGCCAGAGCCGCCCTGCGAAAGCCGTTGCTGTGCCGCATGCTGTCGTCCCCCTGAGTCGTCTCGTCCGCGGGTTTCGGTCGCCGGTTGTTGCCCCGCGGTACGCGTGGTCGTCGTACGTGAGTGCAGACAGGGCGGGAGAGCGGCAGGTTCCGCGCGGTGACCACTTGTGACGGAACGGTGACGACAGGCTGCACCCGTGCAGATGGCCGTCAGGGCAGACAGAAGCACCTCCAGCGCGCCACGGGTTTTACCACGCCCCCGGCGCGCACCTTCGGTGCGCTGAGTCGCTGACCTGCGGTGATCAAACTCCGATGACACAAACTCGCGTCCGTCAAAGTCCGATGGCAAACGGTCAAGATCCAGTGGCACGGGACACAAGGGACTGGACGAATCCGGGCTGCCTGGTGACGCGGCTACGCTCGAACGTATGAGCACTCCCACTGAAGGGCTGACTCTGGGGGCCGTCAGCGCACTGATCGAACGCAAGATCCTTACCGACACTGTATGCATCAGCAGAGATGGCGAGCCCGTCTTCAACCCGGACACGGGTCAGTATGAGCCTGGCCCGCCCGTCGTCATCTACGAAGGGCACGGGGGGATCTTCCCGAACGGCGATCCGGGGATCGTGCTGCACCTGGAAGGTCAGGCGTACGTCGACGACTCCGCGTCGAAGTACAAGCTGATCACCCCCCTGGACGCCCCGGTGGCTTCGAGGGGGGACACAGTGAGCGTTGTCAACGCTGCCGATCCCGCAGCGGTCGGCCGCACGTGGCGCGTGCTTGACGTCGGGCAGACGTCCACTCTGGCAGTGGTCCGGACGACCTTCCTGGACCAGAACACGCAGTCCAGCACTTCAGGCACTACCTCGTGAGCATGCCGATCGACACACAGGCGGAGCGGGAGAGGCTGGAGTCGACGCTCCTGGTGGACAGGGTGCTGATCACCCGCCCAACGGGAGTGCCCCAACTCGATCCCTCGACCGGTCTCTTGGGGCCAGTGCCGGCGGAATCGGTCTACGAGGGACCGGGAGCTGTCCTGTCTGGCCATGGCCAGGTGACGGCACAGCACGTGCTCGGACGGGAATGGCTGGACGACACGGTCAGCTGGTACCGACTCCTCACGCCGATCTCGGCACCGGTTCCGGTGCGGTACGACCGTGTGGAGGTTGTGGCCGCAGCGGGCGAGCACGCAGCCACAGCGAATCGGGTGTGGCAGGTCCTCGATCCCTCGGAGGCGTCCACGGTCGAGATCGTTCGGGTGACCCGCCTCGACGAGATCACCCCTCCGTAGTCGGCTGGGGAGCGGGATTGCCAGGGGATACCCGTAAGCTCAGATCGATGCCAACACATCAGAAGTCAAAACCTATCTCTCCTGAAGGTGGGCCCCTCTCAGTGCGCGTCACTGGGCAGGGGCATACCCCCGTCGTCGAGATCGGCGGTCACAACGTCTCCCGGGACGTCGCTGCCTACTCACTGGCCCACCGAGCGGGCGATGTGCCACAGATGGTCATCGAGCTATCCCCAAGGTCCGCAGCGCCCGGTGTGTTCGAGGGCCTGGCGCACGTCGTCATCGGCGACCCGCCGGACCCTGGCCCGGCAGCGGCCGCCTTCCTGTCCGCGATCAGTCCCGCCGAACTGGAGAAGGCTGCGCTCGACCGCCACGACCTCATGGACGGCCGCCCTCAAGAGCTGACCCGCGCCATGCTCGCCCTGCTGCGGGAATGGGCCCTCGGCCAATGGGGCGAGCCGGAACCGGAAGACGTGGAGTGAGCGTTGGCATCCTCGTTGAATCCGCGCCCCAACGCTCACCTGCTCTCGGGCGCGTACTCCAACGCGTTCCAGATCGCCGCGCAGCTCGACGCCAGGGCGGCGCGCACTCTGCCCGAGGTCACGGCCACCGTCCAGCACTACGCGATGCTGCTGGAGACCAGGATCAAGGCCAAGGCCAGCGGCAGGCCGGGCCCCAACGCACCCACGGGCGACTACCGGCGCTCCTGGACGCACGAGGTGTCCACGGACGGGTTTTCCGTCACGGCGGTCGTCGGCACTAACAAGCCCCAGTCCCGACGCCTGGAGTACGGCTTCGTTGGCGCCGACAGCCTGGGGCGCGTCTACAACCAGCCGCCCTATCCGCACGTTGGGCCAGCGGTCGAGGAGATCCGGCCGCTGTTCATCGCGGCGCTCGGCGACACCATTGACGACGACTCGTGAGCGACAGCTACGCCACCAGCCGACAGATCGCCATCCCCGATGAAGAGGAGGAGGAACAGTGCCCGTCTCCGGCAGGGATGTATCCCTCGCGGTCCAGAAGACGCTGGCCATAGCAACCGGCCGAAGCTGCGGGTACGGGACCGCTCCTACGGCATCAAGTACGCCCACTGGCACGACGATTCCCTACAGCGTGCTCTACCCGCTGGGCGTGACGACGAGCGGCCCACCGTACGGTGATGGTGACGCCGACGCCCGTGTGCTCGTCCAGGTCACCTCGGTCGCCTCGACTGCTGAACAGGTCGAGTGGATGGCAGACAAGGTCCGCACCGCGCTCCTCGCGCGCTTGAGCGGGAACTACGTCAACGCCATCACCATCACCGGCTGCCTCGTGATCGACCGTGAGCTGGACAAGGAGGAAGGGATGTCGGTCAGTGGTGGCGTATACAGTTATGTGCAGCGGTACGTCCTCACTGTGACCACTCTCGGGTCCTGACGTTCCAGCTACCTCACCGCGGAGGCATCTCGCGGACGCCCGGCCATCCGGCACGGGCCGATTCCCCCTTCATAGGGACCGGCCCGGCGTGTGCGAGCTCCGGAACACCGGTTCCCGAGAGCGAGAATCAGTGTCACAGCAGCGGTTCACCCGTCGCGGCACCACGAAGTTCTTCTTCCTGAAGGACATCGTTTCGAAGGAACTGATCCCGATCCGCTCGGAACTCGGCGGCACCAACGGGACCGACCTGTCCCCGGCCATCAGCGACATCGAGGGGTTCGCCGTCGAGAACACCCCCATCGATACACCGGACTTGGCGACCGAGTTCACCGGCAACATTCCCGGCGAGGACAAGGCCGACAACTCCAGCCTCACCTTCTACGAGGACAAGGTCGATAACGCCCTGGAGACGCTCCTCGCCAAGGGAGTTGAGGGGTACGTAGTCATCCTCCGCAAGGGTGACATTCCGGCGTCGAAGTCCATGGACATCTTCCCGGTGCGCGTCGGCTCCCGATCGAGCACGTACACGACCGCCTCCGAGCCGGCGAAGTTCAAGGTCAGCTTCAACGTGACCGGCAAGCCCGTCCAGGACGTGGCCATCCCGGCCACGGCCTGATCGGCGGGGGTGCCGCATGACCACGACCTTTGTTGAACCGCCGGCCGGTGCCGTCGCCCGTGATCCGCACTGGGCAGCCAAGATGGCCCGTCTGCGGGCCCGTCGACTTCCCGAGCGCGCTGTGTCCTTCCTCGATGACCAGGACCTGAAGCAGCGCGTGACCGATGCCGCGCTCGACATGGCCAAGGCCCGCACCAGTGCCGTTGGTCGGGGCTCCGAGGCGGAGGTACCAGCTGACGAGCGTGAGAGCTGGGCGCTCGCCCAGCCGGATGTACTCGCGGCCCAGGCCGCGCTGGATGAGGCCCGGCGAACCCTGGCGGCCGGAACGCTCACGCTCACCTTTCGGGCTCTGCCGCGACCCGCCTGGGAGCAGCTGCTTCGCGAGCACACCCCCACGGAGGAGCAGGGCGATCTTGGTCACGAGTACAACGTCGAGACCTTCCCCGCCGCGCTCGTATCGGCCTCCTCGGTGGACGGCATGAGCGAGGCAGAGGCGCAGGAACTCCTCGACAACTGGAGCGACGCGGACGCCAAGGCCCTGTTCACGGCCGCGCTGCTGGTCAACCAGACCATGAGGGCCGACCTGGGAAAAGGCTGATCGCTGACGCCCAGTTCAGGGCCGAGATGGAGCTGTGCCACGCCTATGGACTCCCGCACTCGCAATTCACGGGTGCGGGGGAGGGCCGGTGGACGGTTTTGGACCGGGCGAAGGCGGTGGCCTACCTCGCGTACCAGCGCAGCGTCTGTGAGACCTGCGGGACACGGACTGCCGAGTGGGACGAGAGCCGGGGTGGCGACCGCTTCGCGTACGTGGCCGAGCCCCACCGCTGTGTGGGCTGCGAGGTCATCGAGATGGAGCGCGAACACATTCCTGATGGACCAGATGCGCGGGGGCTCAAAATCGGGCTGAGGCCCAGAGAGGCATCCTGACGTGGCTGGTGCCTACACCTTGTACGTCAACCTGCTCGCCTCAACCGGCGGGCTGTCCACCGGTCTGCGGCAGGGCGCAGCTCAACTCCGCGCGTTCGATGGTCAGTTGGATGGCACGGCGACACGACTGAACCAGGTGCGCGTGGCCAGCGACAATCTGGCCCGTGCTCAAGCTGCCGCGTCGGCGCAGATGGTTCGCTCCCAGGCGCAGGTGGCTCAAGCTGTGCAGCGGACCACCGTGCTTCAGGAACGCGCCGGTCGTGCACAGGCGGTGGCGGCAACAGCGGCTCGCCGCGCGGCAGCGGAACAGGCTGCGGCAGCGGCGACGGGAGAGCGAGCCGCACGGGCGCAGGCCCTGGCCCAGACGATGAACGCGCGCGCCCAGGCCACGGCTGGCGCCGGGGCCGCAGCCGCCGCGCGCACCGCCACTGCGGCCCAGTCGGCCGCCGCCCGCGCCGCCCAAGAGCACGCCGAAGCCCAACGGCGTGCGGCAGCCGCCCAGACCACGGCGACGCGCGCCACTGGTCTCGCCGCATCGGCCCAAGCACGTGCCGTGTCCGCAGTGCGGATGCGGGACGAGGCACAGACCACCGCCGGGCGTAACGCGCAGCGACAAGTACAGCAAGTCGCCCGTGCCGAGGCCCAGCTGGCCGCCGCACGGAACGCCCAGGCTGCGCGGACTGCCAAGAACGGCCTGCTCATCGGTGCCGCACTCGGCGTCGGCGTGGCTCAGGCGATCTCGCTGGAGCGGGCGATGGCCAACGTGCTGACGATCTCCCAGCAGATCACGTCCGAGAACGTCGGAGCCTTCACTGATCAGATCGTCGAGCTGTCCACCCGCCTGCCGCAGACCGCCGACCAGCTCGCCGAAGGCCTCTATCAGATCGTCTCGTCCGGCTTCGACGGCGCAGCCGCCATGGAGATCCTCGAAGTCGCGGCTCAGGGTGCGGCAGCTGGCCTGACCACGTCGGAGACCTCGGCACGCGCGCTACTCGGGGTGCTGAACGCGTACGGATTATCGGCGTCCGACGCCAGCGACGTTATGGACGTGATGTTCCAGACCGTCAACTACGGCGTCATCTCCTTCGAGGAGCTCGCGCAGCAGCTCGGCGACGTCGTACCGATGGCGGCGGCGGCCGGCGTCGAGTTCGACGACATGAGCGCCGCGCTCGCCGCAATCACCCTCACTGGCATCCCCGCGGCCGAAGCGGTGACGGCCCTCAACATGCTCCTCACCCGCGTCATGAAGCCGACGCAGGACCTCAAACAGGCCGTCAAGGACCTGGGCTACGAGTCGGCCGCCTCCGCCGTCGAACAAGACGGCCTGTACGTGGTCGTGAACAAGCTCAACGGGGCGGCAGGCAACACCGCCGAGGGCATCGCGAACATGTGGAAGGACATCCGCGCCACACGTGCTGCCCTTGCCCTGGCTACCGCCGGGGGACAGAACTACGCCAACACGTACGCGGGCATCGCCAACGAAGTGGCGCGCGCCGAAGCCACGCAGAAGGCGTACGCCCTCCAGACCGACACCGTCACCGGCCAGTGGCAGCTGGCCTCCAACCAGGCCCGCGCTCTCGCCATCGACGTAGGCCGAGCCCTGCTGCCGGTACTGAAGACCGTCGGGTCCGCCGTACACACCTTCGTCGGCACCATCGAGGACCTACCCGGACCGATGAAGTCCGTCCTCGCGATGGTCGCCGCGTCCGTTGCGGGACTGCTCCTGCTCCGAGCTGCCTACACGAAGGTCACCGTACAGGTCGCCGCATTCCGCACTGCCCTGGCCGCCACCCAGGCCGGAGGCGCTGTGATGCCCGCCGTGTTGGCCGGCAGCAGCCTCGCGGTCACCGGCCTCGCCGCTGTCCTCACCCTCGGCATCACCGGATACGCCGCGTACACCGCCTCCAAGCAGAAGGCGAAGGACGCCACCAACGAGCTGGTTCAGGCCTTGCAGCAGGAACGCGAGGGGGCGACGACCGGGGCAAGCATCAACAAGCTCTACGACCAGCTCACTGCCGATGGCGCGCTGAAGGACCTTGAGAAGGTCGGTATCGGCACCACCGAGGCCATCGACGCGATCACCTCCGGCGGGGCCAAACTCGCCCTCCTCCAGAACCGCCTTCAGCAGGAGTCCTACGAGTACGCCGGCAAGGCCAGAGCGGGTGAGGTGCCTGGCGACTACGAAAGCATCACCCAGTACTCCAAGGCGGAGAAGACCCTCGAAGAGCGCCATAGGATCTGGTCGAAGGCGGTCAAGAAGGAAGCGGAGATCGCCGAGCAGAAGGCAATCGTCGAGGCGAAGATCAAACAGCAGGCCAAGTCGAGCGGAGGCCTCTTCGACCTGTTCTCACTCGCTGACATCGACCGCACCGGTGCGCCCGAGATCACCGACGAGATGAAGGCACTCGCCGAGGCCGTCGGCGACGCCGTCGACCCATCCCGAGCCTTCAGGGACGCGCAGACCGCCGCAGCCGAGGCCATGCGCAAGGCAGGGAAGGACGCCGACACCGCCAAGGTGAAGCTGTCCGACTACATGAAGGAGCTGCACAAGCAGCTCCAGGCGCAACGCGACTTCCAGGGAAACCTGTCCGAACTCGCGGTGTTCGGCTACGACGACCTGGCCGACCACTTCGCGGAACTCGGCGTGGACGCCGCACCGATGCTCAACGAACTCGTCGGGCAGCTTAAGAAGGGCAAGACGAAGGTCGCCGACGAACTGCGCGACATCGTGACCGAGGACGCGGAACGGTCCACGGAGGCGTACCGGCTCGGCCTGCAGAAGACCGCTGAGGTCACCGAGAAGTACGGCAAGGAGATCGGTCGCGCCTGGGCGAAGGCCTCGGAGCGCAACGATCCGGCCGCCTTCCAGAAGGTCACCGAGCAGATGGCCATGGTCGACCTGCGTAAGGCGGTGGAGAAGTCCGTCGGTGACGCACGCAGCGAGTTCGACCGTGGCATGGGGCTCCTCGCGCAGGTCGCCAAGAGAAAGGGGAAGGACGCCGCCGCAGCCTTCCAAGACGCCCTTCTGTCTGGCGACACCGAGCGAGCCATGGACTCCCTGAAGAGCATCTGGGGAGCGGACGTACCGATCGAGGCCCCCGAACTCTCGAAGGTCGTGGCCGCGTTCTCCAAGGCCGGAAAGGACGCGAACGCCGAATGGTCCGGGGCGCTGGACCTTATCCGGCAGGTCGCCGCCACCAAGGGCACCGAGGCCGCAACGGCGCTGACGTCCGCCTTGCTGTCCGGCGATATGGCCGCAGTCCAGGTGCAGCTCGACGCCATCGGGCTGTCGGTACAGAACATCCCCGGCACCAAGTCGGTCACCGTCGACGTCACCACGAACCAGCCGCCGCCCGTCGTCGTCCCGCTCGTGATCAAACGGCAGGCTACTTCCTGGGACCGCGACGCCAACGGCGTCCCCGACTCCATCCAGGCTCCGAGCAAGCAAGCCAACGGCTCCGTTTTGGAGTTCTACGCCGGCGGTGGCGTCCGGGAGAACCACGTCGCGCAGATCGCGAGGCAGGGAACGTGGCGAGTATGGGCCGAAGAGGCCGCAGGCCCCGAGGCCTACATACCGCTCGCCCACAACAAGCGCACCCGCTCACGGGCGATCGCTGAAGAGGTCGTCCGGCGCCTTGGCGGCAAGGGCATCGACTGGTACGCCGACGGAGGACTGACCGGCTGGTCGTACAGCTCCTCCGGCTCGACAGAGCTGGTCTCGATCTCGTCGATCCGCTCGGACTCCATGCGGACGGTGAAGAAGGGCGGCAAGGAAACCGAGATTTTCGACCTCAAGCTCTTCGAGAAGAACCTCGACAGGGCGGTGAAGCGCGCCCAGCGGTGGCGCAAGGACCTCGGCACCGTCGCCCGGCGCGCTGGCCAGGATGTCGCCCACGCCCTGGAGGCCATGGGCGAGGACGGCGTGGAGCTCACGCACAAGATGGCCACCGGCAGCTCCAGGTACGTCAAGGAGATGACCAACGATCTGGAGAAGCTGGGCGTGGTCGCACGGGCCACGCTGTCCGACTACACCACCCAGCTCAAGCAGGCGATCAAGGACCAGGCTGCGTTCGAGAAGAACCTCTCCAAGCTCGCGGCCATGGGCTACGGAGACCTGGCGACGATGCTTGCCGTGCAAGGCGATGAGGACGCGGAGGACATCGCCGCCGAAGCCGCCAAGTCCCGGAGCAAGGCCAAGAAGGCCAACACCCAGGCCAAGGCCGCCTCGAAGGCCATCCCCGACGACGACCTGCCGGACCTCGTGGCGATCATCTCCGCCATCACCTCCAACAAGACCGGTATCCACGACGTCGCCGAGAAGACAGAACTCGACGAGGACCGAATCATCGAGATCGCCACGCTCGGCCGGACCCGTATCAAGGACGCGCTGGGGAAGAAGGCCACGCGCTTCCTGTCCGACCTGGACAAGGCCAACAAGCAACTCGCATACGAGGACGGCGGTATCCGCGCCGGCCTGTACGCCACCAACCACGGGATCATCCGCTTCGCCGAGCCCTCCACCGGAGGGGAGGCATACCTGCCCCTCGGGGTGAACAAGCGGCGATCGGCGACGGCCGTCCTGGCGGACGTGGCGAACAGGTTCGGCTACCAGCTCACCCCGGCGGGCGACAGCGGACTCGTACGACTCGTCGACGCCCGGCCCACCCCGGTCCAAGTCGTCGTCGTTCGCGAGGAACGGCCCGCCGCGCTCGTCGGATCCATGCCCGTGACCGTCAACGGAGCTGCCGACGCCAAGGCTGCCGATCAGGTCGGTACGGAGATCATGCGGCGGCTGCGCAACGCCCAGAGAGGAGGCCGCATCTGATGGCCACGATTGCGCAGGACTATCAACTCGACTTCGCCGGAGTCCTCATAGGACCCGGCACGGCATACCCGGTCGGCGATATCACCGGGCTGGGCACTCCCGATGTCCGCGCGCAGGACGTGGACCTCCCCACGGACGACGGCGCGTTTCCTGGCGTCGATCTCTACAGCCCTCGGACCGTGACCATAGAGGCAGGAATCCGCACGCCGGGCGACGCCCACGCTGCGGTTGACGCGCTCGCAGCACTACACGAGGCCGCAGCCGATCCGGCGACGAGAAAGACGGCGGGTGCCCTACAGACCCTTCGTCTGCGCTGGCCCGGCCGCCATGGCATCAAGCGGCTCTACGGGAGGGTGCGTCGGGTGGAAGCCGTGTCCATGGCGCAGGCCGTCTTCGGCTGGATTCCGGTGACGCTGGAGTTCGCGGCCACCGACCCACGCTGGCACGGCGAGCCGGAACAGCGGGCCATCCTGCCGCTCGCCTACACGGGCAACAGCGGCTTCAAAGCCCCGGTGGCAGCCCCCGTAACGACCGGCGTCGCTGACCCCGAAGAGCGCCGTGGATGGGTTGTCAACGCCGGGGACCTGCCTGCCTGGCCCTCGCTGACGATCACCGGCCCGGTGGTGAATCCCCGCATCTGGATCACGGAGACCGGCCGCGTCCTTGACCTCGGACTGACGCTCGGCGAGAGGGATGTCCTTCAGATCGACACGCGCCCTGGCACCCGATGGGTGCTACGCAACGGCGGCAACGCTTCCTCTGCCCTGTCCGCAGCCTCCCGCCTGGACCTGTTCCAGATCCCGCCCGGCAGCAGCGAAGTCCGCTGGACCGGCGCGGACTACACCAGCTCGACCCGTCTCACGGTGTCGTGGCGCGACGCCTACACCGCCCTGTAAGGAGAGCACCGCCAGATGGCACTGATACAGCCGCCCATGCTGACCCATGGGGGCACCCACCCCGCGCGAGCCTTCCGGATGATGATCCGCGACCTCGCCTCCGGCAACCAGGGCGTGACCGAGGGAAACGACCTCAAGATTCGAGAGTGGGCCACCCCCGGTGCCGGCGTCCGCGTCGGTGACGGCTCGGCCGTTGTGACGGGGGCCGCTTGGGGACAGGGCTCCTACACCCAGTACAACGTGGGTGACTCCCTTGTGCCGATCGCTCCCACGGGATCCTCGGCCCGCTCGGACCTGGTCTGCCTCCGGGTGGAGGACCCGGAGTACGAAGGCAACCGGAACCCAGCCTCCGACGACATCGGCTACTTCCATGTCGTTTCCGGCGTCTCCGCCTCGGCGAAGACCGTTCCGTCCGGCATGACGGCGATCCCGCTGGCCAGGCTCGACCTCCCGGCGAACACGGCCACGATCACCAGCGCCATGATCACGGACCTGCGGCAGATCGCGAACCCGCGGCGCGACCGAAAGCTGTACACGGCTTACCCGTCCGCCCTGAGCGAGTTGAAGTACCAGGACAACAAGTGGCACCGCTGGCCAGCCGCGGCGAGCTGGTCGGTCCCGATCCCGGCCTGGGCTGTCTCGGCCAAGGTCGTGGTGACACTCGCCGGGTTGCGCATGGCCAGGGCCGACGTATTCGCTTCCATGCAGACGAAATTCGGCTCCGACCTCGGCCAGAACACGGTTATCGACGACAACCAGGGTTCGGTCGTCCGCCGCCAAACAGTCGTCGTCGCCGACAACATCACAATCAGCGCGGCGCAGCGAGGCACCACGCAGACGCTTTCATTGCAGACCTACATGTCCAAGGCGGAGACCGGCGACCTGTCGGTGGACGGCTCGACCTCGATCATCGCCGACGTCGAGTTCAGCGAAGGCGTCCTCTGACACCAGTACCAACGCAAATCCATCCTGGCGCGGGGGAGAGCAAGGACGCGCCCGATGGCGTCGCCGTCGTACCGCTACCTCACCACCGACGCGCTGACCAACAAGGTCCTGGCCTGGGACCTGCCCTTGTCCGGCGTCGAGTTCGGCCCCGCGCTGTCTGCGACCGGCAGCCTCACCGGAGCCGTCGAACCGCGGCTGGCCCACCTGGTCCGCTCCCAGCTCGCCCCGGGGAACACCAAGATCTACGCCGAGCGCGACGGGCGACTGCTGTGGGGCGGCCTGGTCTGGAGAGCCGATCCCGAGGGCCAGCAGCTGAACATCGAGGCATCGGGCTGGGGCTCCTACCCCTACCGGCGCTACGACCTCCATGGCCAGCTGAACGCGCGCGGCCCCTACACCTACGCCGACCCGTGCAGAGTCATCCGCGACGTGTGGGCGTACTGCCAGGAGCAGCCGGACGGCCGGCTCGGCATCCAGGTCGACAACACCACATCCAAGGCCACCGTCGGCACTCCAGAGGACCCCTACCGGATCGACTGGTGGGACACCCCCTCGCTCGGCGACGTCATCGCGGACATGACCGCAGTGGAAGGCGGCCCAGAGTGGACCGAGGACGTCTCCTGGCAGAACGGCACCCCTCAGGGCCGGGTCCGTATCGGCTGGCCCCGCCTCGGCCGCCGCCGCACGGACATTCACTTCGAGTCCGGCGTGAACATCGTCAAGGCCGTGCCTGTCGAGTACGACGGCGACAACCTGGCCCAGGTCGTCATCGCCCTCGGCGCCGGCGAGGGCCGAAACCGGCGCCGCGCCGTCGACGCCGTGCGGGACGGTCGGCTGCGCCTGGAACATCTGCTCGAGGTGCCGGCGGAGAAGGCGAACGACCGGCTGGCCGCACGTGCCCGCACAGAACGCATCTCCCGCCAGGTCATCGGTGAGGTCACCGAGATCACTGTCCGCGATCATCCCTCAGCCCGCTTCGGGTCCTGGCAGATCGGTGACGACGTACGGGCCCGGGTCCACGACCAGTGGACCGACTTCGACGCCTGGTGCCGCATCGTCGGCTGGCAGATCCGACCCGCCTCTGGCGAGGACCAGGAGCAGGCCGTCATCCAGCTCCAGCGCGCGGACCGCTTCACGTACGGGGGAGGCACCGCGTGAGCAGCGAGATCGCCCGTCTGGCCGCCCGTGTCGCCGCCCTGGAGCGGCAGCTCGCCCGCACCACCCGCACCGCGCGCATGGCGTACTCATCGATCGAGGACGGCGCGGTCGAGGTCTACGACAACGACGGCACCCTGCGCGGCAGTCTAGGCCTCCAAGACGACGGCACCGTCGGCTTCGTCGCCCACAACGGGCCGCCGCCCCCCACCCCGATGGCGCCGGTGGTCGAGTCGGCCCTGTCCGGGCTCACCGTCACCTGGCCGGGAACCTGGACGGACACGGAGGCCGCGCCGCTGGACCTGGCCGAAGTCCAGGTCCACATAGCCGCCACGGCGGACGTCGAGCCAGACGCGACTCGGCCCGTGGCCGCCTTCACCACGGCGGCGGGTGGCAGCGTCACCATCGCCACCGATACGTACGACCCGGCGTGGGTACGCCTGATCGCCCTCAGTACCTCCGGTACGTCAGGAAGGCCCTCGGCCGCTGTACAAGGCCAGGCCCGCAAAGCAGTATCGGACGACCTGGTCAACGCGATCATCGATGAGACCAAGCTTGCGCAGGCATCGGTGACCGACGTGGCGATCGCGCTCGGAGCCGTCAACTCGACCGCCATAGCTGATGACGCCGTCACCGCGTCCAAGCTGGTGGCTGGAGCGATAACGGCCGACAAGATTGCTGTCCTGGCCGTTACGGCCGAGAAAATCGCGGCGCTCGCCATCACCACGGACAAGCTCAACGCTTTGTCCGTGACTGTCGACAAGATCGCCGCCAACGCCATCACCGCAACGAAGATTGCAGCAGGCTCGATCGAGGGGACCCACATCAGGGCTGGGGCGATAACCGCCGACAAGCTCGACGCCGGCGCGATCAATGGCAAGATCGTCACCGGCGCGACCGTACGCACAGCGGCGAGCGGCAGGCGCCTCGTCCTCAACCCGTCCTCCGACTTTCAGCCCGCTCTAGAGATGTTCTCGGCTTCCTCATCCGAGATGGCCCCCGGCCGTGTCCGCGCCTCGGTCGTCGACATGGGCTCATGGGTACAGCCAGAAGTTGTGCTTGAGTCCCCTTTGGTGGCCAGCTCCAGGGCAGATGTCACACTCCGCTCCCCGGAGCTGAACGGCAAGGGCCTCGCTCGGCTGGAACCGTCCGACCAACTCGACGGTTACGCGCACATCACCGCCCAGAACGGCGGACCCAACGACGACTCCACCATCACCCTGTACGGGGCGCGCGGCAGCAACGCGGGCGGCGGATATCACTCCATGATCATCAAAGGTGCTGGCATCACCTGGTACAGCAGTACACGGCAGATGACTTTCACCGACGGCGTTCTGCGGGCTCCCAACATCGTCACCGGCGTTGTGACCATCACCCCGGTGGCGAACACACCCACGTCCGTCACCATCAGCGGGCTGAACGTCGCAGGCACCGTTCACCGCGCCTTCGTGACCGCCTCTTCGACCGTGCCCGGCACGGTGGTCGAGTGCACCGCCACCAGCGTGACGACTACTGGCCTGACCGTGTGGATCAACCGTACGACCACCACTGCCACCACCGTTTGGTACCTAATCGTCGGGAGCTGACCACTATGACGGAGCCGTACCCCACCGAGATCGCGGACTGGCCGTCCGCAACGCTCGCTGCCCTCTGCCGCACACCGGGCTGCCGCGCCGAAGGTATTCCCTTCGACGGCGTGTACTTCGAGAACCTCGAACCGCCCCTCTACCGGGGACAGTGCGGCCAGTGCGGGCAGCCGATTACCGAGCTGCGGCCCAGCTACGAGATCCCTCGGACGTAGTTGCGGCCCGGACGAACTGCGGCCGCGCCTGCGAACCGCAGTTGAGCCGACATCGGCCCCATCGGCAGGAGGTCAAAATTCCCACCCATCGGCGAACAAGACTCTGTGTTTACTACGATCACCCAGGGGGTGCGGGTGAACGCCGACACGTTGAAACGGATAGGGCTCTATATTCTGTCCGGCTTGCTAGCTGGTGGGGTATTTGTCCTCTCCATCGTCGCCGATGAGGCGCGAGGGCCGAGCAAGTGGGCCTGGACTGCTACGGGTGCGCTCGTGGCAGTTTCAGTCGTGGCGGTAGCTGCCTATGAGAACCGCCGCGTCGAAACTGCTCGACAGAAAACCCGCGAACAGGCCATCAAGGCCGCTGGCGATCTGGCCCTGGCCTACAACATGTTCTTGGTTCCGGTTAGTGAGCAGATTCGCGAGCTGGTGAGATCATACGTTGGGAACAATCCCCGTCCTTCAGGTGTCACAGCCACATCGGAGGAGGATGGTTACTGTACGAGCATCCTCGGATCGGTACTGGAGGCGGCCGTCGCCCTCACAGCGGAACCCGATCAAAACGGCCTCCCGCGAGCACGAAGCGCCTTCTATGCAATGGACTCAGCTGGCGATTTTATTCGAGTGGATAAGAGAGGGAGAACTCCAGAACCGAACATTAAGGTGGCAGCTGTCAGTATGGGGAGAAATCACATGGACTTCATTCTGAACAGCAATACTTCGTTCTTTGCGGATGGGACACCCGGCAATATCAGTATCATCAACCCTCTGGGTACCAACTACAAGGCCGTAATTGCGGTTCCGGTCCGCGCTGATGGCAAGTTGTTTGGGGTGTTAACCGTAGACGCTCCTGAGTACACCGACTTCATTCCTGCCCATGTCGATCTTATGAAGACGCTAGCTAACATGCTTGCCGCCTCTCTGCTGTTTGGCGCTCCGTGATGGCGCCCTCCCCAGGGCCGGATCCAGATGACCCAGACAGCAGGCGGCCGGATGGAGGCCCTGAAGCCAGATTCAGGTCATACCGGGCGAGTCAGGTGCGGCGAACGGTGATGCGAGATGAAGCCTCGAGGATCCTGGACGACCGACTGGATCTCACTAAGGAATCCGCCCCCTGGAATGTTGCCACCTACGGAACGCTCACCGTGACAGCGACGGCCACAGGAATCACCTTGGCCTCGACTGGATTCATGTGGTGGGCGGCTTTGCCGGTAGCGACAGCAATTACCTTCCTTTGGCTTTTCGCGGTGTCCGTCAGGCAGGCGCGCCGGACGAGCCCGCGGCGCCGGTACAGGGATGAAGAGCTGCCCTGAGGATATCGACCATTGGGTGTGCGTGAGCACACCGCGGCCTTTTTCCCATAAACTGCATGACGGCGTGGGGCCTGATGGAGGGCAACGCCGTGACCGAGCCGCAAGGCCAGGACCCAACACCATGGGAACTGCTGCGGACCATGCAGCAGATGCGTGATGACTTGCGCGCCGATTTCGCCGCACTTGGGGCGAGGCTCGCCGAGATGGTGACAAAGATCCAGTACGACGCCGATCGGCGCGCGGACGAGCTGAGGATCAAGGCCGTCGAGGACGACGTCGCCGCCATGATGCGCGAGCGTGAGACGGAACGCCAAGAGGCCCGCAACGTAAGGCGGTTAGCCGTCACGGCCCTGGTCGCCCCGGTAGCGGTTGGAGTGATCGTCGCGATCGTGACCGGCAAGCTCGGAATGTAGGCTCAGAACCGCAGGCGCGGGGGAGAACAAGGAACGCGCCATGCCTGATCTCTGGCTGCCTGGAGCCGAGCGGCACCCGCTCAGCGACACCGCACCCACCGACACGCAGTACGACCCCCGTGTCATCTGGCACATCACGTGGGACAAGAACGCCACCGCGGCCAAGCCCGCCGATCTCGTGGCGTTCGACAAGCTCGTGCAGTACTTCACCGCCAGCGGCAAGGGAGCAGCGCCGCACCTGCTCTGGGATCCCTTCACGGGCAGGACCGCCCAGTTCTATCCGGCGAGCAGCCGGGCCAAGTCCGTCATCGACCTCGCAGGTGGCACCCGCACCAACCGCACGGGACGGGTCTGTCTCCAGGTGGAGACGCTGTTCTTCCCCCACTGCCGCGTGAGCGGCACGTCGTATGCGACCGTCCGGGACACCCCGGCCAAGGGCCTCGACAAGATCCTCGCCTGGGCACGGAGTTGGGGGGTGCCGGACACCTGGCCGATGGGCGCCCCGACCTGGAAGGCGAACCGCAGCGAGTACACCTGGGAGACGGAGGGCGGGCACTACGGCCACGGCCAGACGCCCGAGAACCAGCACACCGACCCGGGCCCTATGCCGAAGTGGCCGAACACTACGCCGACGAAGCCCAAGCCGGGCCCGCCGGCGTTCCCCGGCCGAAGCGCCTTCGGCCCCGGCAAGTCGAACGCTTCGATTCTCCTGCTGGGCCAGCAGCTCGTGCGCAAGGGCTACGGCAAGCACTACCGCGTCGGCCCGTCCCGAGACTGGGGTGAGGCAGACCGCCTCAGTGTCGTCGACTTCCAGCATGCCCAGAAGTGGACCAGCTCCGATGCCGACGGCTACCCCGGCCCGGAGACCTGGCGCCGTCTCTTCGCCTGATCTCTCTCACCACCCCAAGGAGCGCATCCCCATGAACCTCTACGCCTCGCTGCTGCGTACGGGAGTCCCGGCCGCGGTCGGCTGGCTCGTCGCGGTGGCCCTCCGTCACGGTCTCGATCTCGACGCTACCGCCGTCACGGGAGTCCTGACCCCGGTCGCGACCTTCGCCTACTACGGCGTCTTCCGGTTCGCCGAGGAGCACCTGTCGCCTCGGTTCGGTTGGCTACTCGGCTACGCCCGCCCGCCGAAGTACGAGAGCACGTCGCTCACCCTGCCGCGCACCTGACCCACGATGAGATGACGTCGAACAGCCCGACGGCCCAGCATGGAAGAAGACCCCCGTCTCACGACGAGGGTCTTCGACCTCTTGGAGACTCCAGCCTATCGCCTCTCTGGCGAGTTCGGACTCTGCCTCCACGTTGGTTACAATCTATATGCGGACGTGCCGTGAGCTGGAGGCGATGTAGTGGTCGAGGACAGGAAGTCGGCGGGAAGGAAGCCGTACCTGGCAGGCGGAGCCGAGTTCGCCGCGCTGTACGACGTGAAGCGGCTCCAGGTCAGCCAGTGGATCAGCCGGGACCACACGCTCGACTACCGTTACGCCAAGATCATCAGCGGGTCACCGTACTGGCTGCTCCAGTTCGTAAAGGGCTTCGGAGAGACGACCCCTCGCCCGAAGCACCTCAATCAGACGGAACTCGAGCGGCTGGTCAAGGAGCAGGACCCGGGCTACTGGGTTAGGGAGGTTGAGCAACTCCCTCCATTGGTGGGTCAGGCTGAGCTGGTGGCCCTGTTTCAGCTGCCGTCCGGCGCGCTCCTGCGGAAGGCGACGAGCACGGGCCGGTTCCGGCCCGCCGACTACAACCTGTCCGGCTCGCCGATCTGGCTCCTGGAGCCGGTCGTTGCAGATGCCCCCGCGCTACAGGCGGGTGCGCGAGGCGTGGGCTGGGCGATCGATGAGGAAGTCTTGGCTGCCCTGCGTGACGGCAGTTACGACGGGCCCGGATCCAGGATCGTGCCACGAGGCAAGGCGGCGAACAAGACCGCTGAATAAGACCAGGTCAGAGGGCTTTAGTCCTTGATCTAACCTCTATTTGCATATAGAATGGAAGCACGCCCAAGAGGGTGTGCTTTCAATCGTCTGAGGGGGATTGTGCAGCGATCCAGAGGACCGCCGGAGGGTGGTTGGCGGCGTTGTTGATCGACAATATCCCTGCCCAGAGATAGATTCCAACACTCCAACGTATTGGGTCTATCCCTAAGGGGGGAGCCTTGCTGATCGAACAGCCGCCGCTGTTCGGCACCATCCAGCCCGTTCGTCACCCCGCCGATGTCGGCAGCCTGACCATCCAGCAGCGATTCGAGGCGTTCCACGCTCTCAACCCCTGGGTTCTCAGGGCGCTGATGCGGATGACCGCCGACTGCGCGGACAAGGGGTTCGGCCGCATCGGCATCGGGATGCTCTTCGAGCTCCTGCGCTACCAGTACGGCGCGGCGACCCGAGGCGACGAGTTCGCGCTGAACAACGACTACCGCTCCCGGTACGTGCGGCTCCTGCTGGCCGAACACCCGGAGTGGACAGCCCTCTTCGAAGTCCGGGCTCTGCGCACGGACTGACCACGACCTCTTGGAGCCAGATCGTGAACGCACCAGCGGGCACCGCAAAGCCGCCCGCAGTCCAACTCAAAACACGCAAGCCGACGGGGATCGTCCCCTGGCCTCTCCTCCTCATCGAGGGCGAGGAGGGCGCGGGCAAGACTTACTCGGCCGCACAGTTCTCCAGCAGCGACCGCATCGGCCAGATGTATTGGATCGACCTCGACGAGGGATCGGCCGACGAGTACGCGGCCATTGAGGGCGCCAACTATCTGATCATCGAGCACGACGGCACCTACCGAGACATTCTCGAACAGGTTGAGGCCGTGCACGCCGAGGCCAGGCGCGCGGCGGCAGCCGGAGAGCCCCCGGTCGTCCTGACCATCGACTCGGGATCCGCCCTGTGGCGAATGCTCACCAACTGGACTTACGAGCGCGGTCGCCGGACGCGCAAGAACCGCGCTCTGCTCCAGGAGGACCCGGACGCCGCGTTCGACATCGGCCGGAACCTGTGGAACGACGCCACGGAGCGGTGGAACAGGATCATCTACCTGCTGCGCACACTGCCCGGCATCGCCATCGTGCTGGCCCGCGGCAAGCAGGTCAGCGCCACGGACGACAACGGTCAGCCGATCCAGAACAAGAGCGAGTGGAAGGTCTCGGCCCAGAAGGACCTCGGCTTCGACTCGTCGTGCTGGGTGCGCATGAAGCGCAACGCCGATCCGCAGGTCATCAAGGTCCGATCGCTGCGGATGCGCGTCGAGCGGAACAAGCCGCTGCCGCTGCGGGACTTCAGCATCGAGGACCTGGTCTTTAAAAAGCTGGGCTGCTCCGTCGAGTCCCAGCCGCGCATCATGCCGGCGCTCGTCGGCGATCTCGTACAGCCTTGGCTCGCCCGCATCGCCGGCCTGACGGACAAGAAGCTCCTGGAGGCGCTGTGGCGGGCGGTCCCGGAGCCGGTGAACCGCCTGAGCCATGACGAGATCCTCACCATCCGGGCCGCCGCCGAGCAGCGTGCCGCCGAACTCGACAGCCCCCGGCGGGAGATGGGGGAGGGCCCACTGTCCGACGCCGACAAGCTCCGTGCCGTCGCCAAGCGCAAGGCCGACGAGCAGGACGCGCACGCCGAGCAGTGACCGCCCACGCTGACCTCTTGGAGAACTCCCCATGTCCGTAGCCACAGTTGACGGCATCGCGCCTTCGATCTGGGATGCCGCACACGACGTGGACGCCCGTCGTCCCCGCTCTCGTCAGACACAGCTCGGCGCGTCAGACACCGTGTGCGGCCGACGCGCGGCTTACATCCTGCACGGCACCAGACCGACCGATCACCCCGACAAGCGAGCGGCGATCCTCGGAACGTTCATTCACCACGGGCTGCTTGAGTCCGCGCGCACGGAGTACAGATGGCTGGTGGAACGCAGTGTCCAGGACGGCCTGATCCGAGGGCATGTCGACGTCGTGCAGCTCGACGCGGCTACCGCCGCTCGCCTGCCCGCTCGTCACCGGCCAGCGATACCCGCCGACGTCCTCACCGTGGAGGACGTCAAGACCAAGTCCACGTATCTGTGGGACCGCGTTCTTCGCTACGGTGCCACGGCCGCCGAGCTGCGGCAGGTCCAGCTGTACGCGGGCGCGCTGTTCGAGGTCGGGTTCGAGGACGTTCCCGGCCAGCGGTACCTGTCCCGCCTGGGACCACTGAACATCGGTCGTATTCGCTTCCGGTTCATCAACCGGGACTCCGGCGCGGAGCACGTCCAGGAGATCGACTTCGACCCGCAGCGCGCGGCGGAGGCCCAGTGGTGGGTGGAACGTGTGCGCGAGACCGGCAGCCCCGAAGAGATGCCCCGAGACTTCAACGGCCCCGGTCTGGACGCCATCTGCGACTACTGCCCGTTCCGCTCCCTGTGCTGGCCCGGGACAGCTCCGGGCGTGCCCGAGCAGACCGCGCTCATCCACAACGACGTCGACCGCGAGCAGGCGCTCATCGACTACGTGAAGGGACACGAACTCGCCAGCGAGGGCGACAGGGCCAAGAAGTTCGCACGCAAGAAGCTCGACCAATCCCCGGAGGGGATCTACGGCCCCAACAGGCTGTCCTGGCGCGGAGGCAACGACGAGGAGAAGGACGACGTGGAGGCGATGGTCGACCTGCATGAGGTCGCCGGAATCCCGGTCCCGATGACGCCGGACGTCAACCGCATGGTCAAGAACCTCAAGGACGCAGGACTGGCGATCCCCCGGCGGAAGACCGGCAAGAAGACGCCCGCAGTCATCAACATCGCGCCGGCCTGACCCGACTCCGATGAGTCTCAGCCCCGCCCGGGAGCGACCGGGCGGGGCACCCCGTCCTGCCGTCGTGCCTGTACCGCCCAAGGGGAACCGTGTCCATCCAACTGATGATCGCTGCGGCCTACTTGCCGCCTGACGTGCTCAGCCAAAGCCAGAAACTCGCCCTCATGAAGATCGCGGACAGCGCCGACGACGAGACGCGCCTCGCGCGCCCCGGCCTCACCCGCCTCGCGGCATGGGTCGGCGTGACCGACAAACGCGCCATCACCATCGTCACGGAGCTGATAGCCAAAGGGCTTGTCGAGCGCGTGGAGGTCGGCAAGGCGGGACGCGCGGCGGTCTACCGGGTCTTCCCCCTCGGGGTGCCGCCCACACCGACCACGCCGGAGCTCAAGGAGCGACTGGAGGCCCGCAAGGCTGCTCCGAAGAACCCTAATAAAGCCCGCCCCGGAGTCACACGGGCGGCCCCCGCAAAGCCTGCGATGACCTATCAGGATGTCGAAGACCGCGAGACCGCGCGCCGAGAGAAGGCCGAATCGTCGCAGGTCGATGCTGGGTTCCACGCGGGGAACCCAGGCGAGGAAGCAGGGTTCCACGGAGGGAACCCAGATGGCCAGGACAGCCGGGTTCCACCGGTGGAACCCGGTGAGTTTCACGGGGGGAACCCACTGGGTTCCAGCGATGGAACCCCTTCCTTTCCTGGTTCTTCCTCTGTCCTTCCTTTCCCCCCTACCCCCACGGCTGACGCCGCAGGGGAGCCCGCATCCGCTCCACCAGACGGCTCTGCCGCCGAGCGCGGGGAGCTGCCGAGTGGCTGCACGAAGCACCGAGGGCGCCCTGCTGCCTCCTGCCGTGGGTGCGGCACCAACCCGCGCGCAGGACGCCGGAGGGAGCAGGAGGAGGCCAAGGAGGAGGAACAGCGGGCACGCGGGCGCTTCTGGGACGACTGGTACGAGGAAGCAGCCAGACGCCGACAGCGGGTCGAGGAACACCCGGAGGCGACTGTAGACGCACGCAGAGCTGCGCGCGAGGCCGTACGGGCGCGGAAGGGTGGCAGCCAGCGAAATACTTAGACGCCCGAAAGAAAATTTCGCCAGGAATGTGGACACCCTCTGTAATGCATATAGAATAGAACCAGAAAGAGAGGGAGGGGCCCTCTCTTGATCGGAAGGACGACATGAATTACCTGCCCATCCTTCGCCGCTGCCAAAAGGGTGCGCTCGTGCTCGACAGCGGTGCTGCCGCCCGCGAGCAGATCCACGGCCTCGCCGACCTCTACCGCCAAGACTCCGAGGGTGTCGGCGACATGCTCATCCAGATCGCCGACCTGAAGGACGTGGTCGACTGTGAGCGCCACCTTGGCGGGCTCGGGCGCGCCAGGCTGGTGCGAGACGAGATGGTCGGCGAACTCCTCGACGACGTCGGCGGCGCTGAGATCCACCTTGACCACCGCGAGAACCACCGGGCGCTCATGCAGGCCCGCGGCCTCGCTCATCAGGCGCTGGACATCGCCGACGTCGCCATCCGGCGCGCCGACGAGCTGGAGGCTTCGACCGCCCTTGCCCGGCAGGTCCGAGAGGAGCGGCGCAAGGCCCCGCGCCTGGTGTTCGTCACCCGCCCGTGGTGAGCGCGTCCGCGTGCATCAATTTGCCCTGAGATAGATCCCAACTCTGTACTGTTGGCTTGCACACGACCTCTTGGAGAAGGAACTGTGAGCAACGACCTGGCGCCGCTGGCCCCGATGCCCGTGCACAACAACACCGACGACCCGCTGTGGCTGGCCCTGTGGAGCGCGTACGAGCCGGTCATCACCGCCCTGCGCCGCATCCCGCTCGTGACCAACGTCGAGTCCGGGAACATGTTCGCCATCACCGCCGAGCTCACCGACGGCTCGTACCTGTGGATCTCCTCGGTCGAGGATCTGCCCATGGACCCGGCCGCGCTGGAGGGCTTCCACGTCAAGCGCGTTCACGACGACAACCCGAACGTCGACGAGCTGTTCTACGACTCCACCGACAGTGGAGAGCAGTCGGAGCACGGCAACAACGTCGTCCCGCTGATCCAGGCCATCACGGCCTTCGTCACCGAGCGGGGCCTCGCGCCTCGCGTCATCGACCTGGTCTCCGTCCAGCTCCAAGCCGTGACGGCGCAGCACCAGCCGATGACCCAGCTGTTCCAGGGCCCGTTCAACGACCGCGAGGCGGCCATCAAGGAGTACGGCTATGCCACGCACGAGCTGACGGAGAAGGGCTGGACATGCGTCCACGCGCAGGGCGGCACGGACTGGCCGCTCACCGTGTGGGCACTGAACGGCGAGGTCGCCACCGTCTACCTCGCTCACGTCGGGCAGGCGATCGCCTGATGCCGGGCACCGAAGCGGTCGCGCCGAATCCGGCGGAGAAGACCGGCAAGCGCCGCTGCGCCTGCATCATCGCCCACCCGCAGGACGACGACGAACGAGTACGGATCCAGGCCGCGTTGGACAACGCACTCGCGACCAACGACGCCCACGCGGTGTTCGTCGCCTGCATGCAACTCCTGCCGCCCTGCCCGGCTCGCTACGAGGTGGTGGCGCGGTGACCGTCATGTACGCGCTGCTCGCGTTCGCCCTCGCTGTCGGCGCCGGCCTCACCGTGATCGTCATCGAAGAACTCCGCTGGGAGGCCCGCAGGCGGGTCCCGCTCTGCATGACCTGCGGCGACGTCCACCACCGCCACGCCGCCCACCGCTGACCTCGCTGCCCGGCCCGACTTCGGGCTGGGCAGTCGCAGACCTCTTGGAGAACACCTCGTGGGAAACGACATGTACATCCAGACTCGTGACGGCAACAGAGCCGAAGGGGAGGGGACTTACTTCCGGTTCGCCTACACCGCGCTGCCGCGGGCCCTCGACGCGATGAAGAACTTCGGGATGCTCGTCGAACTGCCCGTCCCGTCTTACCCCCAGCTGTACGCCTACGGCTTGGCCGGCGCGGACCTCCGGCCCGGCCTCAAGCACCACCCGAGCACGGCGAAGGTCATCGCCGAGTTTCGGACCGCGTACCTGGCTGTCAAGGACGCCTCCGAGACAGTGCCGACCGGCATTCCCAGGTACAAGATCGATTCCAACGACGGCTTCCTGGTGACGGTGGCCGAGATCACCGCCGCGCTCACTACCTATGACGCCCAGCCGGGTGTGGCCATCGCAGAGATGCCCGTGGGCGACCCGACATGGGGGCTCTGGATCGCCTTCCTGCGCCGTGCCCAGGCGCACGGCGGCCTCCGCACTCACTGATCTCGGCCGTTGCCCGGCCCCGCGTCGCGGGGCCGGGCCCTGTAAGACCTCTTGGAGACCCGACCACCACCATGGCCACCTTTATCGACCTGCTGTGCGGCGCAGGCGGCAGCAGTACCGGGCTCGTCGAAGCCGGGCACGAACTGATCCTGGGCATCAACCACTGGGACTTGGCGATCGAGACGCATGCGGCCAACCACCCCACGTGCGAGCACGCCGTCATGACCCTCACCGACGCCTTCCCGATGCGCATGCTGCCCAAGGCCGATGCCCTGTGGGCGTCTGTCATCTGCACCGAGATCAGCCCTGCGGGCGGGCGGCGCCGGGAGACGAACCAGCTCGACCTGCTTGACCTGTTGGAAGAGGAACGCGGCGACTGGGAGGCCCTTTCCAAGGATGCCTTCGAGGCGACGCGGGTCACCGCCTGGTGCGTCCTGCGTGCCGCTGAGGCGAAGCGGTTCAAGGCGGTCGTCGTTGAGAACGTCGTCGAATTCGGGCTCGACTGGATCCTGTTCGAGAAGTGGCTCGAATCCATGGAGGTGCTCGGATACCGGTACCAGATCGTGTGCGTCAGCAGCGCCCACGTCGGCGACGAGGTCAACCTGCGCGCCCCGCAGTGGCGTGACCGGATGTACGTGGTCTTCACGCTCAAGACCATGCGTAAGCCCGACCTGGAGCCCAGGCCGCTCGCTCCCTGCGTCGACTGCGGTGAGGACGTTCATGCGGTCCAGTCGTGGACCAAGACCGAGGGCCTGCGCATCGGGAAGTACCGGCGCGACTACATCTACCGCTGCCCAAACACGCGCTGCCGCCATGCCATGGTCGAGCCGTACGTACGTCCGGCCAGCGACATCATCGACTGGAGCGACCTCGGGAAGCGGATCGGTGACCGCAAGAAGCCCCTCGCGGACACCACCATGGACCGCATCCGCGCGGGCCGCCTCAAGTTCCCCTGGCGTCCCTACTCGATCTCGCTCACCCACGGCAAGGACGGCGGGGACAGAGCGTTCGCTGTCGAGGACCGGCCGCTGCCCGCGCGGACGGTGAAGCAGGGCGACGCGCTTCTGGTGCCGACCGGCGGCTCGTGGAACACCGACGCAGTCCCCCTCGACGTGCCGATGCGTACTCGCACCACCCGCGAGAGCGAAGCCCTGCTGACGTTGGACCCGTTCATCATCGAGTACCGCAATCACGCCACCGCCAGCCCCGCGAGCGACCCACTCAGCGTCGTCACCGCCCAGGGCAACCACCACGGCCTCGTCACGCACGCCGGCACAGTCCCCGAGCGTGCGCGGAACACCCTCGTCGTGCCGTACCGCAAGGCCGCGGTGAAGACGGCCGCCGAACCCGTCCACACCCTCTCCACCCGCGACTCAGCTGCCCTGGTGCAAAACGCCCCGGACATCAACGACTGCTACTTCCGCATGCTCAAGCCCCGCGAACAGCTCGAAGGACAGCGGTTTCCCAAGAAGTACGTCGTCTACGGCAATCAGGCCGAGCAGACCGCGCAGGCAGGCAACGCGGTCTCGGTCAACGTCGCCCGGTGGATCGGCCAGCGATTGGAGCCCGTCCTGTGACCGGATCACGAACCCTGATCGGCACCCACGTCACCTCCCACGCCCCGTGCTTCGGCGACGAGGACTTCGCCGTTGCCGACGACAGATGGAAGAACGGCATCGAACTGGTCGCCATCTGCGAACCCGTCCTCTACGTCTGCGGCGGCTGCCCCTACCGGGCCGCCTGCATCCGGCAAGTCGTCCCAGCCAAAAGCCTGTTCGCCGGCATCTGCGGCGGTCGGATCTGGCTCAACGGCGTGATCATCCACGAGTTGCCGGACGCCGACCCCAGCGAGTTGCCGGCCCCGGTCATCCGTAAATCGTGCGGCACGGCCGCCGGATCGCGCGCTCACCGCCGGGCCGTAGAGCAGCAGTGCCCCCGGTGCCTGCCCTACTACCGCCCCGGACCGAACCCACTGGACGCGGAGGAGCAGTCCGCGCAGCAGCTCGAACTCCCCGACGCTCCCTGACCAACCGAGAGGAATCGCAGTGAAGCACCTGACCGCCATATGCACCGGCACGCCGGACGGCTACCGGATTCGAGTTCTGGCCGAGGACCACGACGACGACTTGGTGGACCTCTTCTTCGACTGGGACAGCTTTCGTCCGGCCAGCGCCGGTCACAGGCTGATCGAGCACGGCTACATGATTCGACCCGACGCCCGAACCCCGGACGCGGTGAACGGCTGGAGAAAGGTCCCGGGCCAGCCCAGAAGCTGGTCTGTGCCGGTCATGCCGACGAACGGGGGCACCCCAGTGACGCACCCGATGGTCGCCGAGCGCCTCGTCGAGGCGGTCTCCCACTGGACGGAGGGGCGCCACGATGAGGCCCAGGAGGTCCTGGCGGACCTCGCGCGGAACGGGACACCCTCGCTGATGTATGGCGTCGCGACGGGGCTCGCAGTTATGGCGAAGGCAGCTTTGGTGAAGATGCAGGGACTCGATGCCGACACTGCGTCCTGGATCATTCTGACTTCCGATGGCAGCCGTCCCGAGGACATCGTTCCGCAGCCGCACCTCTTCGCAGCACGCTTCATCACCGCGTTCGCCAACGGGGACACCGCGACCACGCTCGCCCTCTACGGGGCCGCTTTCACCGCGCCGGACCCCGAACTGTTCTCCCACTGCCTGGAGATGCTGCTGGCAGCGACCGGTGAGGCAGTTCGCGCGGCTACTCCGGGGGCCGATCGATGACCAGCTCTGCCATCTACTCGTCCGACGGACTGCGCCACGACGTTGCCGACCCGGCGACATGGAGCGTCCGGATCTGCGTGGGGCGATGCGGCAGGTGCATCTTCCGGCCGGGCAACCTGATGCGCCTGGAAGAGGGGCGCGTGGCAGAGATGGTCGCCAAGGCCATCGCCGAGGAGGGGCACATCGTCTGTCACGCCACGCTCGGCACCGATGCCCCCGCCATCTGCGCGGGCTTCGCCGCGCACCGGAACGGTCGTGCCGCTTCTCTTGCCCTGCGCCTGGCCCGAGCCTGCGTCCTTCGCACTGTCTGGGTTCACGGCGACACCAGAAAGGTGGAGTCGTGACCAGCGTGCTCGCCCTGCTTGTCCTGCTTGCGTGGGCAGCGGGAGTCGTGGTCCTGGCGGACGCATTCCGGAGGCTGCTCGCCCACGACCCGATCCTGCGACTGGTCTGCCAACTGCGGCCGGGCGCTGTCGCCTTGTACCTCGCGGTGGTCATCGTCGTGTGGCCGGCGGCGGTGGCGGCGAAGGCCCTGTCGGATCTCTTCGACCGGGGGCGCGGGTGACCCATATCAAGCCCGGACGGATCTTCGCGGCCTGCGACCCGCGGGACAGCATCCGCATACGGATCGAGCAGTACAAGCCGGGGGACATGCGCGCCCTGGTCGCAGATGCCGCGACTGGCCGGAGGCGCCGCCTCATCCTGATCTCCGCCTTGAATGCGTCGGCCTTCACCAGCGCCGGCGTGCCGCGTCGGAGCGGATACGCCCCTGACACAACGGAGTTGGCAACGCCCACAGCAGTTCCCCCGGTCGGCGTTCCGGGGGAGGAGGAACCGGACTGGTTCGAGGGGATGCCCGGTCGCCAGTTCAGGGTCGCGCTTCCGCCCCGGCTGACGCTCCTGAATGCCAACCAGCGGCTTCACCACCACAGGCGTGCGGAGATCACCAGGGTGCTGCGGCGTGCGGCCTGGGCCGCCTCGCGCGCGGTGCCGCACCTGGAACGGGTCCACATCATCGGCGTCCTGCACCCCGAGGACAGGCAGAGGAGAGACCCTGCCAACTGGTACCCCAGCTTCAAGGCATGCGTCGACGGGCTGGTGGACCAAGGCGTCCTGGCCGACGACGACCACACGCGCGTTGTCGGCCCGGACATGCGCATGGGGCACGTGGTCGAGGGAGCACGGCTCGTCCTTCACATACGCGACCTCAGCCTTGCAGGAATGGCTTCTGACCTGCGGAAATAAAGTCCCTCGGTGATCAAGAAAATTCGCCGGAAATCCCCCCTCCCAAATGCATATAGAATAGAACTAGAAAGAAGGGGGAGCGGCCTCCTTCTTGAACCGTCAGGAGAGGCCGTGACAGACCCCTTCAGTCCCGAGAGCATCCGCCAGCGTCTGAGCGCCGAGCAGATCAGCGCCGCCCAGGCGGACCGGCTGGCCGAGGCGATCACGGGCGCGCTGCGGCGGACCTGCAAGGAGTGGTTCCCCGGCACCGACTACGACGACTGGCGGCAGATGCTCCCCGAACCGCTGCTCGACGTCCTGGTCCAACTCCTCACTTGGGATGAGGACGGTCAGATCGTGGCCAGCCACCTGCCCGCCGCCGCAGCCGCCTGCATCTTCCTGGACTTGCAGAACTCCGCCATCCCCGTCGGCTGACGCCGTTTGCGACCTCGCCCGGCGCCCGGTGACCACTGCATCCCGGCCGCCGGGCGAACCTACGTCAAGGAGTCATACATGAGAATTTCAGACCCCTGTCCACCCGCAGATCAGCAAGTGTGCGCGGCTACCCGCCGCCTTGCCCTCGCGCTGCTCCGGCGTATCCGCTCAGAGGCGATCAAGATCGAGCCCCGCATCAGGACGCTCGTTGCCACCCGCCAAGATCTCGGCTACGACCTGTGGCTCCTGCACGACGCCGGCGGGCGCCTCCTTCTTCGATATGACCTGCTCAAGCAGCCGGACCCGGCCTGGGACAAGCTCACCGCCGACCTGTCCCTCCTTGCCCAGCTCGCCGACCTGAAGACGCACCCGCCCGGCTACTACTACGTCCACCCGCTGGCCGACCCACGTGACGTCGCGGTCCCTCTCCCCGCCAACCCCCGGGGCCTTCCCCCGCGCACGATTGGACCTCTCCAGTGATCGCCACGACACCCGCCCTGCTCGTCTCCCCGAACGGCGAAGTCGAAGAACTGCTGCTTGACTCGCGCCATGCCGACCAACTCCGCTGCATCGGCTTCTACGTCGAAGGCCCTCGTGCACACCAACTCGGCCGCCGGGCGGTCGTCCACGCCGGACACGGCGCCGAGTCGGTGAACGACGTCGCCCGGCAGGCGTGGATGAGCATCACCGGGGGAAGCCGACCGCCCCTCCTGCGAGGCCCCGTCGTGATCACCGGTGCGACCAACCATGCCGGCGACCTCACGCCCCTGCCCGAACTCAGCGCCGAGGCAATCCAGCGTGCAGCGGGTCTGCTCTCCGGGGCGACGACCATCGGCTTCGAGGTGAGCGCGGTTCAGCACCGCGGCGGCCGGAACTACCAGTGCGACGCTTACGCGATCAGACGGAACAAGAACACCGGCCGGTGGGCCTTCGCCGTCCTCGATGGAATCGGCGACAGGCCCCAAGTTCACCAACTCGCCCAAAGGTTCGCCCCCCTCATCGCCCGGGAGGCAGCCCAGCACGGCAGCCCCGCTCGCGCCCTCGCGGCGGCGCGAGTGCAGGCCCGCAACGAACTGAGGTGGGACTTCGACCCCCGCACCGACCCGAGCGCCGTCGCCGTCGTTGCCGTGGCCGACCACCGGTCGCCCCTCATCCACGTCGCCTGGTGCGGGGACGCGCGGGCCTACCGACTGGCCCCGATCGGCATATCCCAGCTCGTCACCCACGATCACAATTACGCCCAGGGCCTGCGCAGTCGAGGGCGCACCCTCGGGCCGTACGACCGGAACTTCGTCACCTCCTGCCTGATGAACGGCGACATCGGCACGGCCACCATCGAGAGAGGTCATACACGCCGACTGCTGTTGTGCACCGACGGCGCGTACGCGCCGCTCGAAGAACGAGGTCAAGATGTCGGCGGCATCCTCGACCTCGCCGACGACGCGAAGGACGCCGCCGCCCTGGTCGTCGACGACGCGATAGCCGCCAGCGTGGAGGAGTCCCCCGACAACGCCACCGCGCTCGTCGTGGACATTGCTCAGGCCTGACCCTCCCCCTTGTCTGTCCGAGAATGGCCGCCCCCTACCCGGAATGCATATAGAAAAGAAGCATTCGGGGGTGGCTCGCATCCCAACCGGAGGCACTTATGTCCGCCCGCCCCTCGATACCGACGCTCAACACGCCCGAACACCACTTCGGCGCCATGTTCCTGATCCTCATGACCCGCTCGCCGGACGGCGAGACGCTGCGCGCTGCCCTGCACCTCGCCGAAAACGCCGCCATCGCCGCCTGGGCGATGCGCCCGGAGGAGTTGATCACCCTCACCGTCGAGCAGTACCGGCAGCTCCTCGACTACACCGCCGCCTCCGAGGTCTTCGACCTGGCCCTGTTCCTAGGCGGCGACAGGAAGCAGATCCGAACCCTCATGGACTACATCGCCGGAGTGATGGCGGAAGTCCACGCGCGCTACCCCTCCCCGAACCCCCAGGCATGACACGCCTGTTGGCCTCCGCAGGACCCCGAAGGAGAACCGTGACTAGTCCACCCGACCCGCAGTGGTGGGTCATCTACCACGAACCGACCCCCGCCGAGATGACGATCAACGCTGTCGAGCCCCCTCCCAACGACGACGACGCCCACGACAAACGGTGCGCCGAACTGGAGGCATCCGGCCAGCACGCCTATGTCATTGCCGCGCCCGACCAGGATGCCGCCGGAGAGATCGCCAGCCGGGTCTGGGCCGAAGAACTCGTCACCAACCCGGCACGCCTGGCCCTCGCAGACGCCTACCTCGCTGCCAACCGACGGCCCAACTAACCCCATTGGAGGATGACATGAACCCCAACGTGTTGAAGGACCTGTGCGCGAGCGTCGTGCGCCGCTTGAGCCTCCGCCCCACCACGGTCGAGGCGGCGCTACTGGTCACCCTTCACCGCTTCAGCGGCGAATCCCACAACCCCGCCGTGGCCTACATCGGACACACCCCCGATCAGTACGTCGTGCTGTCCCTCTCGACCCCCCGCTTTGAGGCCACCCTCGCGAGCGCCGCCCTCAAGGCCGAGGGCCGAGAAACCGACGCCCGCCTGAACTGGGAGACCTTCGTGCAGAGGGAGCAGGAAACAGCCAGGCTTGCCCACGAGGCCATACCGAAGACGGCTCTCCTCGCCGACGCCGACGCCATCCACCGCATCGGTCGTCAGCTCGGCCTCTGCGCTGACTGCACGGACCAGCTCGTCTCCGGCGTCGTCCTCACCCTGGCTCTTGGATACCCCTACCGCTTCGCTGATCAACGTCACCTCAGCCTCACGGACCTGCTCGCCCAGGTCACCGCCGAGGAACTGCCCGAGCTGTTGCGGCACGCCGCGCACTCGGCGGCGGGTCGTACGGAAGAGGCCGCCGCCACGCTCCAGTGCATGCAGCGCGCAGCGCGCTGACCTTCACCCTGTGGCGGCCCGTGGGCCGCCACAGGGTGCCTCGATCGAACCGAATCCAGGAGACCGCATGAGCCAACTCGACCTGTTCGCCGACGCCGGCGAGCCCGAAGAACAGCCCGTCCCAGCCGCCCCCGCGATACCGCCCCGCAGATTCCTCACCGATCTGCCGCCAGTGCCCCAACCCGTCACGATCGCCACCCAGCCTCGCCCCGCGCTCGCCGCGGTCAAGCGCACGCTGGGCCACTACCGCCCGTCACAGAGGAACCCGCACGCCCACGCCTTCGACCTGGCGGAAGCCGTCAGCTACGCCTGGCACCACGCGCACGGGGGGAGCAGCATCGAAATCCCCATCGGTACGGTCGCCGCGCTCGCCCTGTGGCCCCTGCGCGGCCCTGACGCATACCTCGCCGCCGACTGGTGGCTCAGCCTCGACGACGCCGAGCTGCTGGCCGCCTTCCGCGAGTGCTGGGCCCGCATGTGGATCATGCGACCCGACCTCATCGACCGGGCCACGCCCCTGCACAAGTGGGTCGACGACCAGAAGCCCGACGCTCGGCGAGCCGCTGCCGTACGAGCCGTCGTCGAAGCCGCGCTCACTAACGGGCTCCTGCATCTGACCTCAAGCGATGACCCCGATCTCCGCTCCACCACCGACGTGATCGGAACCCTGCTTGCCGTCATGCGCTCCGAAGGCGCTCACGATGCCCTCGCGGAGATCCACACGCCACCTGAGGTCGCCTGCCTGATGGCCAGGATGCTGCTCGACGACATGCCGCTTGAGCCGGGCATGAAGTTCGACGAGCCCGCGGGCGGGACCGGCGGTATGTACCGCGCCGCCGCACAGGTCATGCGCGAACGCGGCATCGACCCGCACCAGTTCGGGTGGTCGCTGACGGACATCGACCCCCTCGCGGCGGCGGGCGCGGCCGTCAACGCGATCCTCTGGGACCTCGGCCCGCACGTGCTCATCGGGTGCGGCGACACGCTGCACGAAGGCAACGTGCCCGCCAGGGCCGCCCGGGAGGCGTTGGAGTCCCTGGAACGGCGCGATCGACTGCACTCGCAGGCGGTCTTCCTCGCGGCCATTCAGAAGGTCGAAGCTCTGGTACGCGATGTAGCGGCCTGACCTGCGGAAATTGCCTTAGTCGATCTTGAACTCCCCCCTGGGTGCATATAGAATAGAACCATAGGGGGGGATTCATGGAAGAGCCACCGTTCACATTCCCGTACTGCCGCAGCCACGACGTCCGGTGCCAGGAGCCGGGCTGCAGTGCCTGCGCCTGTGACCACTGCTTCGAATGCGGGGCCTGCCCCACGGAGGCGTGCGACCACGACGCCTAGCAGTCGGCCCACCACGACTTCCACAACACATCACGGCTGGAGCGCAGATGACCTACAAGAAGGGCGACCGTATCGCCCTCGTTCACACCACCGACTCGCACACCGGACTCAAGCCCGGCGACGAAGGCACCGTCCACCGGTTCGACGCCAACCTCTCCATTCTCTCCGTGGACTGGGACAGCGGTTCCACCCTCTCGATGCTCCTC